ACAATGTGGGTGGTGGTCAGATCGCAGGAACAGCACCCGCTGGCGATGACCCACCAGTTTGAAAGAAGAAGCGTAAGCGCACTCCTAACGGTCGTGTAGGGTCTAGGAAGATGTGGTTAGACTTCACGAGGAATATGTAATGGAAGACGCAGGAGTAAATGCTGCTATACTAGAAAGATTGGAAAGAGTTGTAGAATCTTTACAAGACAACTCTGTGAAGATGGGACAACTCCTTGCTGTCCATAACGAGAAATTAGACAAACAAGATAGAATCGATGCTGTACTCTTTGAGAAGGTAGAAAGTGTACACAGAGAAGTTAATCGTAGAGCAGACGAAATAAAGAAAGGTTGCGAAAGAGATATACGTTTAGTTGATGAAAGACTTCGATTGATTGAGAAAAAAATGTGGAGCATTGCAGGGGCTCTTACTATAATATCTTTCTTGGTTAGCGTGCCAGGTCAAAGAATGATGTCAAATGTATTGACTCCAGGATCCGTCGATACTATAATAGAGGGACAGAAATAATACCCTGTTGTAATGGATTTAGTTGACTCCAAGTATATTGGATTAGTTTCGTCACGACTTCAAAAATTCAAGAGAGTCAAAAGTAATCTATATAATTTCCGTTGTCCGATCTGTGGTGATTCACAGAAACATAAAAACAAGGCACGGGGATATCTTTATGATGTAAAGAACAATACAAATTATAAGTGTCACAATTGTGGTGCTTCAATGTCGCTTAATAATTTTCTTAAGCACGTTGATCCTGTTCTACATAAATCATATACCTTGGAGAAATTCAAGGATGGACATGCTGGTGGTAGAAACTTTGTTGTTGATGAACCAGTCTTCAAATTTGAAGCACCTAAGTTCAAAAAGAAACTTGAATTACCAAAGGCATCAGAGGATCCTAGGTCTGCTGGTTATCTGACTGCAAGGCAACTCAATCCAGATGACTTCTATTACGCAAAGCACTTCAAAAGGTTTGCTAATAGAATGAAACCGACCTTTGATAGTGAAGATAATGATGAAGAACGAATCATCATTCCTCTCTATTACAAGAAAAATCTTATCGGATTCCAAGGCAGAGCACTAGGTCCGAGCAAGGTTAAATATATTACCGTGATGCTTGATGATGATGCACCAAAAATCTATGGACTGGATAACATCACAACAGATGCTCCAGTCTTCGTTACAGAAGGACCATTCGACAGCACATTCGTTCGCAATTCGATTGCTATGTGTGGAGCTGACGCTGATGTGTCTAGTTGGGGGATTGACAATCCTGTGTGGATCTATGATAACGAACCGCGCAATAGAGAGATTACAAACAGAATCTCCAAAACCATCGATGCCGGTGGGTCAGTAGTCATTTGGCCTGACAATATAGATGACAAAGACATCAATGATATGGTGATGTCTGGCAAAGATGTACAATCTGTGATAGAATCCAATATATATTCTGGATTAGAAGCAAAACTTAAATTCACCACTTGGAAGAAGATATGAGCAACGGCACTAAAGTAAAAAAGAGAGACGGAAGAATTGAACCTCTTGACCTAGAGAAGATGCACATCATGGTTGAAGAGGCAACCAAGGGTCTTGCAGGCGTATCTGCAAGTCAAGTTGAAATGACCTCTGGCATTCAGTTTTATGATGGTATTACCACTGCTGAAATTCAAGAGATCTTGATTAAGTCTGCTAGTGACTTGATTGATCTTGATCATCCTAACTATCAATTTGTTGCTGCACGTCTTCTTCTCTTTTCTTTGAGAAAAAGTTTATATGGTAAGATGAGAGAATTGCCATCTTTGGAGGAGCATATCTATTCCTGTGTAAATTTAGAAGTATATGATGCTGAACTTTATGGTAAATATTCTTTAGAAGAGATTAAAAAGGCAGATTCTTATATTGACCATAATCGTGACTTTTTGTTTACATATGCTGGATTGAGGCAGGTTGCAGATAAATATCTAGTGCAGGATAGAAGTACTGGTGGGGTGTATGAAACACCTCAGTTCATGTACATGATGATTGCACTGACAATTTTTGGGAATATCCTAAAGAAACCCGCATGTCATACGTAAAGAGGTACTATGACGCAATCAGCAAGCACAGAATCAACATCCCAACGCCAATCATGGCAGGCGTGCGAACACCCTTGCGACAGTTTGCTAGCTGTGTTCTTGTTGATGTTGATGACACCCTCGATAGCATCTTTAGTTCTGATATGGCTATCGGCAAATATGTTGCACAACGGGCGGGAATCGGTATCAACGCAGGTAGAATCCGTGGCATCAACTCTAAGATCAGAGGCGGAGAAGTACAGCATACAGGCGTTGTCCCATTTCTCAAAAAATTTGAAAGCACTGTCCGATGCTGCACTCAAAATGGCATCAGAGGTGGATCAGCAACTGTCCACTTCCCAATCTGGCACCAAGAAATAGAAGATATTCTTGTTCTCAAGAACAACAAAGGCACAGAAGATAATCGTGTTCGCAAATTAGATTATAGTATTCAGATTAGCAAACTTTTTTATGAACGTTTTATCGAAAATAAGGAAATCACGCTATTTTCCCCTCATGATGTTCCTGGTTTGTATGAGAGTTTTGGGACCGATAGGTTTGATGAGTTATATTGCAGTTACGAATCTAATGAATCAATCCCAAGAAAAACCATTGGTGCACAAGAATTAATTCTTGATCTTCTGAAAGAGCGTGCAGAGACTGGACGCCTTTACATCATGAACATCGATCATTGCAATTCTCACTCTTCCTTCAAAGATAAGGTAAATATGAGTAATTTGTGTCAAGAAATTACTCTTCCAACCTATCCTATCAGTCATATTGATGATCACCTTGGCGAAATTGCCCTGTGCATTCTCTCCGCAATCAACGTTGGTAAGGTCAAATCTGATGATGAACTTGAGGATCTTTGTGATCTTGCTGTTCGCTCATTGGATGAATTGATTGACTATCAGGATTACCCCGTAGAGGCAGCCAAAATCGCCACTAAGGCACGTCGTTCCCTTGGTATTGGGTTTATTGGTCTCGCGCACTATTTGGCAAAACTTGGTTACAAATATGACAGTCAGGAAGCATGGAATGCAGTGCATGGTTTGGCTGAATCATTCCAATATTACCTATTGAAAGCATCAAATCAACTTGCTAAAGAAAAAGGACATTGCGAATACTTTGGTCGCACTAAGTATGCTGATGGAATTCTTCCAATAGATACATACAAGAAGGATGTAGATGAAATTACTACAGAGGAGTTGGCGCATGATTGGGAGGCTCTTAGAGCATCTATCAATGAATTTGGTTTACGGCACTCAACACTGTCCGCACAAATGCCTTCAGAGAGCAGTTCCGTTGTGTCAAACGCCACAAACGGAATCGAACCACCTCGCGATTACCTGTCCATTAAGAAATCAAAGAAAGGACCGCTTAAGCAAGTGGTTCCGGGGTACACCTATCTGAAAAACAACTACACCCTGCTTTGGGACATGCCTGACAACACTGGATACATCAATGTCGTTGCTGTAATGCAAAAATTCTTTGACCAGGCAATCAGTGGTAACTGGAGTTATAATCCAGAGAACTATGAGAACAATGAAGTCCCAGTGTCCGTCATGGCACAAGACTTTTTGACTACATATAAGTACGGTTGGAAGACCAGTTATTATCAAAATACCCACGATATGAAGAGTGATGAGGTGATTGATGTTTCAGAAAAATCAAACACCGAGTTAGAAAATCTTTTAGATACGTTAGAAAAAGCCGAGGAGGGAGAGTGTGAATCCTGTGCAGTTTAAAGTTGATTCAGTGAATAATGTGAAAAAAGAAATTGAAGGCATGACAGTCTTCAACACAAAACAAGTTAATACAAAGAAGCAACCAATGTTTTTTGGTGCTCCCTTAGGAATTCAAAGGTACGATTCGTACAAATATCCAGTATTTGATAAACTCACCACACAACAATTGGGATACTTCTGGAGACCTGAAGAGGTTTCTTTGCAGAAGGATCGTGGTGATTATCATACTCTTCGTCCAGAACAGAAGCACATTTACACTTCTAACCTAAAATATCAGATCATGCTTGACTCTGTGCAGGGTCGTGGTCCTGGTATGGCATTCATTCCTTATTGCTCCTTGCCTGAACTAGAGGCATGTATGGAGGTCTGGGGATTTATGGAGATGATTCATAGTCGCTCCTACACCTACATCATCAAGAATGTGTATCCAGACCCTTCAGAGGTGCTTGACCACATTGTCACTGATGACCGCATTCTAGAGCGTGCTAGCACGGTTACAGGTGCCTATGATGATTTCATCCGCAGTGCTCAGCAATGGGGTACTGGGAATATGTGGCAAGATGACTTTAAGGGATCACCATCTCGTGAATGGGAAATAAAAGATGTCAAGAGAAAACTTTACAGAGCAGTTGCAAACGTTAATATCCTTGAAGGGATTCGTTTTTATGTCTCTTTTGCTTGTAGTTTTGCTTTCGGTGAGCTCAAACTTATGGAAGGAAGTGCAAAAATCATTTCCCTTATTGCAAGAGACGAAAACCAACACCTCGCTATCACTCAAAACATCTTAAATAAGTGGCGTGATGGTGATGATCCTGAGATGAAAAGGATCATGGAGGAAGAGCAAGAATGGACATATAAGATGTTTGATCGTGCAGTCAATGAAGAGAAGAAGTGGGCGGACTATCTCTTCAAAGATGGCAGCATGATCGGTCTTAATGACAAGTTGTTGCAAAAATATGTTGAATGGGTTGCAAATCGTAGACTAAAAGCAATTGGTTTAAAACCAGTATATGATGTTGCAGCATCTGCAAACCCACTGCCCTGGACCCAGCACTGGATCTCATCAAAGGGTCTCCAAGTCGCACCACAAGAAACGGAGGTTGAATCGTATGTCGTCGGCGGAATCAAACAAGATGTCAAAAAAGACACATTCTCAGGATTCAAACTCTGAATTTAAGAGAGTTTGGATGGAGATGGATAAAATTGAACCTCTAACTCCACCAACCTCTCCTGATCCTAGGAACGAAGAGGATTATGACACTTGGGAATATGGTACTGAACCACTCCCCGATGATCATACATGGAGGAAAGAGTCTGCAAATGCATATCGCCAAGCAGCCACGTTTGATCATTTCATCTTCGGTGATTATGATGGGTATGAGGCATATAGAGAATAAATATCTGTTATAATAGACAGATATCCTTGATGTTAGACTATGAAAATCCTTGGATCTATAATGGCACCCCTTTTGATGGGAGTCTTATTGGGGACAACCATGGTTTTGTTTATAACATTACCAATCTCACCAATGGTAGACAATACATTGGGAGAAAATATTTTTGGTCTTTTCGTAAACCAAGAGGAAAAAAACGAAAAGTAAAATCTGAATCTGACTGGAGAAAGTATTATGGGTCTTGCCCGGAACTTAAGGAAGACATTGAACGATTGGGTAGACAAAATTTTAGTAGAACTATCTTGTCACTACATAAAACACCTGGCAAGACAAACTACGAAGAAACAAGGCAACTCTTCATCCATGGAGTCCTCACAGAGTCCCTTGACACCGGAGTCCCCAAGTACTATAATAGCAACATCCTCAGCAGATACTTCAGAAAGGACTACTATGATGCAACCTGATGAAGAAAAGTTGTTCAATCATGTCAGAGATTGGGCAATTGGCAGGGTTCAGGAGTTCAATGGTATGGATGTTACTCAAATCTATGACCAATTAGCACTCATCGATGAGTTTTATGAGTGGATGGACCCCAAAGAAGACCTAGAAGTCATCAGCATCGACGAAATTTCTGAAGATCAATTTGAGGAATTTATTGAGGGTGTAGACCGCGCCTAACTGAATGGGCACGTAGCATAATGGATAATGCAACTGCCTTCTAAGCAGTCGATTGCAGGTTCGAGTCCTGCCGTGCCTGTTAATTTTTACAAATTTATGTTAAAATATAATCTTAAGGCACCAAAACACATTCAATTAACAGAAATGGACGCAAGTAAGTATGTTTTTGGTGGTATGGAAGTCCATTCTACCAATATTCTCCGACTCATTAGTGAGTTGGAAGGGTCTTATTCACACCTTAAATACATGGGGTTTGAAGAAGACATGAATACTCTAGAAGAAATTAAGCAAAGATACTACAAAATGTATTACAGACTTGCCAAACAAGAGAAGTCTATGTTAGAATAGACTCACATGCGGAGTTAGTTCAGCGGTAGAACGCTATCCTTCCAAGTTAGATGTCGTCGGTTCGATTCCGATACTCCGCTCTCGGGAAATTGGCGCAGCGGTAGCGCAGCTGCTTTACACGCAGTTGGTCACTGGTTCGATCCCAGTATTTCCCATCCCCATTAAGGAGGTCCATGAAAAATGATCGTTGTACGATGCAAAGAATGCGGTACAGAACTGACAAGCAGTAGCAAAGTTCAGTTTTGTGGTTGCCCCAACCAAATGAGAGTTGTGGATGACAAGGTTGGTGCCATCGATCTTGATAAAGTCGTTATGGTTGCTAACAATGTAGAGAGAAAGATTGATAGTCATTTCTCTAAAGAAGAACTCCAGTATCAGGAGGAAAGACGCAGACGTAAGGTTCGTCGCATACAATTTGAGGAAAGGTGACCGAGTGGTTTAAGGTACTTGTCTTGAAAACAAGCGTGTTAATA